ATGACGGCAAGGCGGCTCGACCGCGCGGCCTGGGAAGTGTTGGCCCGCCAGTATGAGGCCGGCGTGAGTGTCGATGCGCTGGCAACGTCAACCGGTCTCAGTGCATCACGTATCCGCCACAGGATTGCGGAATGCCGGCAGGATGATGCGGCTCTGCGTGCTGAATACTACCGTCAAGCGATGCACCGTGAATTGGTCCGGGCCGAATCCGAATTGCTGAAAGGCAGCGTCGAGTCCGCGGTCAAGCGGATGCGGGCGCTGAACATGCTCATGAAACTGGAAAAAGACTTGAAACGGGCGGCTGAACCGGAAAGCACGCCCGTGGCGGAGGCCGGGGAATTTGTGGACATCAGGGCGGAACTGGAATGCCGATTTAATCGTCTCCGGGCCGCCAGAGATGGAACGCGAATTTCTGGACTCGCTGACGAAGCCAGAGAAAACAGTCCTCAAACATGACTGGCCGTTCTGGGCCCATAGCGGACAACTACCGCCCGATGGAGACTGGAATATCTGGCTCTTCATGGGCGGGCGGGGTGCGGGCAAGACACGCGCCGGCGCGGAATGGATACGGGCGCAAGTCGCCAGCGGCTGCCGCCGCATCGGGCTCGTTGCGCCAACCCTGAATGACGCGCGCGAAGTGATGATTGGCGGGCCGTCGGGTCTCGCCCGCATTGGCCTGGAAGAGGAGCGGCCGCGCTTTGAAAGCTCGCGACGGCGGCTGATCTGGCCCAATGGCGCGGAAGGCTATGTGTTTTCGGCTGAGGATCCGGACAGTTTGCGCGGGCCCCAATTTGACACCGCCTGGGCCGATGAGTTTGCGGCGTGGAGCTATCCGCAGGCAACGCTGGATACGCTGCGCATGGGACTGCGTCTGGGGACAGAGCCGCGCCTGGTGATTACCACCACGCCGCGGCCCATTCCGGCGCTGAAAACCCTGGCCGGACAAGCCAATGTGGCCATTACTCATGCGCGGACAGAGAAGAATGCGGGCAATCTGGCCGCCGGTTTCGTGGCCGCCATGCAGGCGAGTTATGGCGGGTCGCTGCTCGGGCGGCAGGAACTGGACGGGATACTGATCGAGGACCCGGACGGGGCGCTTTGGACCCGCAAGGACATTGAAAACGCCTGCGGCGGCGAGGCGGCCGACCCGCACCGGATCATTGTCGCGGTTGACCCTCCCGCGACCGGACAGGTCCATGCGGATGAATGCGGCATCATCGTTGCGGGCGCGTCGGGCGAAGGCAGGGATCGAACAGCCATCATATTGGCCGATCGCTCCTTCGGCCCGGCCAAACCCGCGGCCTGGGCAGATGCCGTGGCGGCCACCTATGACGGGTTTGAAGCCGATTGCGTGGTCGCCGAATCCAATCAGGGCGGCGACATGGTTGCGGCCGTGCTGAAAGCCGCCCGCCCCGGCCTGCCGGTGAAGCTGGTTCATGCCAGCCGCGGCAAGCGGACCCGCGCCGAACCTGTGGCGGCGCTCTATGCCGCCGGCCGGGTGAAACATGCCGGGCGCTTTGCGGCGCTGGAAGACCAGATGTGCGCCTTCGGCGCGCCGGACACGAGCATCAAGAGCCCGGACCGTGTGGATGCGCTGGTCTGGGCGGTGAGCGAATTATTGCTGAACCGGCCGGGCGCACCCCGGCTGCGGCGTCTTTGAGGGACGACACAATGCTGAACCAGCTGGCCCGGACCTTCGGGCTGACCACAAAATCGTCTGCGGCAAAGCCTCTGATCGCCCTGTCTTTCGGGACGCGGGCGGCGTGGCCGGCGCGCGATTACGCCTCGCTGTCGAAGGAAGGCTTTGCGCGCAATCCGGTGGTGCATCGCTGTATCCGCCTGATTGCGGAAGCTGCCGCCTCGACACCGCTGACGATGCAGACGGGCGGCGGGGCGGCGCACCCGCTGTCATATCTGCTGGAGCAGGCCAATCCGGATCAGAGTTTCACCGAAATGCTGGAGGCGCATTACGGCTTTCTGCAGATTTCCGGCAATGCCTATCTCGAGCTGGCGGCGCTGGATGGCGTACCGCGCGAAATGTTCACCCTGCGCCCGGACCGGATGCGGATTCTGCCCGGCAAGCGCGGCTGGCCGGAAGGCTGGGAGTATTCGGCCAATGGAAGAAAAGTGACGTTTGCGCGCGACAGGGCCAGCGGGCGCTCGCCCATCCTTCACATGCGGCTGTTTCACCCGTCGGATGATCATTATGGCCTCAGCCCGCTGGAAGCGGCGGCGGCCTCTGTGGATGTGCACAATGCGGGCGGCGCCTGGGCCAAGGGATTGCTGGACAATGCGGCGCGGCCGTCCGGTGCGCTGATCTTCAATACCGGGGAAGGCGCGAACCTGACCGATGACCAGTTCGACCGGCTGAAGGCGGAATTGTCCGACGCCTATACCGGCCCGGCCAATGCCGGGCGGCCAATGTTGCTGGAGGGCGGGCTGGACTGGAAGCCGATGGCATTGTCGCCAGCGGATATGGATTTCATTGAGGCCCGGCGGGAAGCCGCGCGGGAAATTGCCCTGGCCTTTGGCGTGCCGCCCCTGCTGCTCGGCCTGCCGGGAGACAATACCTATGCCAATTACAAGGAAGCCAATCTGGCCTTCTGGCGGCAGACGGTGTTGCCGCTGGTGCGCAAGACAGCGCGGGCGCTGACCGGCTGGCTCTCCCCCTGGAGTGAAGCGCCGCTGGAGATCACAGCGGACACGTCTGCCATACCGGCGCTCTCATCGGAACGGGCTGCCGACTGGGCGCGGATCAGCGCTGCCGACTTCCTGACACCGGACGAAAAGCGCCGCCTGCTCGGCCTGCCGGAGGCCTCATGACGGGCTGGCGGCTGGAAAGATCGGTGACGCTGGGCGTGGTCTTCGCGCTCGCCATGCAGACCGGCGGGGCGCTGATCTGGGCGGGGGCGGCAGGCGAACGCCTCAATCGTCTGGAAGCCGAGGCCGAGCTGCATGAAGCGGCGAGTGAACGCCTGGCCCGGCTGGAAGAACAGATCGGTCAGGCGCGCGAAGCCCTGAGCCGCATCGAACGGCGTCTGGACGACTGACGCCGCCGGAATTTCTGGAGACAGTGATGGATGAATTCACCGCAGCGGGCGAGCCGCTGCGCATTGAAGGCCATGCGAGCCTTTTCGGGCTGGCGGATCTCAACCGGGATGTCGTGCGGCGTGGTGCGTTTACGCGTGGCCTGCAACGGCGCGGCTACAAAGGTGTGCGCATGCTGTTTCAGCATGATGCCGGCGAGCCCGTCGGTGTGTGGGACGAGATCCGTGAGGACGGGCAGGGCCTGTTCGTGCGCGGCCGGGTGCTGCGTGCCGGGCCGCGCGGGCGGGCGGCAGCGGAGCTGATCCGCCAGGGTGCGGTGGATGGTCTGTCCATCGGCTTTCGGACCGAGCGTTTTGCGCCGCGAACGGGCGGCGGGCGCGAGCTTCTTCAACTGGATTTGTGGGAGGTCTCAATCGTGACCTTCCCGATGTTGCCGCAGGCGCGCCTTCGCGTCGCGGCGCCCGCGGCAATTGCCGCATAACCATCGTCAATCAAGAGGATTTACATGACGAAGGAAACCAAGATGGCGGCGCCGTCGGCGGAAACCCGCGCGGCGCTGAGCGAAGTATTGTGCGCATTCGAGGCGTTCAAGGACGCCAATGACCGGCGCCTGGACGAGATCGAGGCGAAAGCGGCTGCTGATCCGCTGCTGGACGAGAAGGTCTCACGTATCGACGCGGCCCTGAACCGGGCCCAGGACCGGCTCGACCGGCTGGCGCTGGACGCCTCACGCCCCGGCCTCGACAGCAAGGGGGCTGACGAAACCAACGCTGCCTGGGACAGCTATATGCGCACGGGCGAGGCCGGCAAGCTGATCGAGGGCAAATCGCTTTCTGCCGGATCCAACAGTGATGGCGGTTATGTCGCTCCTGCGGAGACCGAAGCGCTGATCGACCGGCTGCTGACCTCGGCCTCGCCGATCCGGGCGATTGCCAGCGTCAAGCAGACCACGGCGCACACCTTCAAGAAGCCGGTCAGCCTGGGCGGAGCGGCCACCGGCTGGGTGTCGGAAACGGCGGCGCGTCCGGAAACGGACAGCCCGACGCTGGACCTGCTCGATTTCCCGACCGCAGAGCTCTACGCCATGCCGGCCGCGACCAGCCAGCTCCTGGATGATGCGCTGGTGGATATCGACCAGTGGCTGGCCGAAGAAGTGCAGGATGTCTTCGCCGCGCAGGAAAGCGATGCCTTCATCAATGGCAATGGCACGAACAAGCCGAAGGGCTTCCTCAGCTACACGAAGACGGCAGATGCCTCGGCGGTGTGGGGCGAGATCGGCTATGTTGCGACGGGCGTGGACGGTGATTTTGCCGCCAGTGATCCGGCGGATGATCTGATTGATCTCATCTATGCGCCGAAACCGGGCTATCGCGCCGCGGGCCGCTTTGTGATGAACCGGCGCACGGTCTCGGCGGTGCGCAAGTTCAAGGACTCCAATGGCGATTATATCTGGCAGCCCTCGCTGACCGAAGGCGGGCAGGCGACGCTGCTGGGTTATCCGGTGACGGAAGCCGAGGACATGCCGGATATCGGCTCGGACGCTTTTGCCATTGCCTTTGGTGATTTCCGCCGCGGTTATCTGGTGGTGGATCGTCAGGGTGTTCAGGTCCTGCGCGACCCGTATTCGGCCAAGCCCTACGTCCTGTTCTACACCACCAAGCGTGTCGGCGGCGGGGTGCAGGATTTCAATGCGATCAAGCTGTTGAAGTTCGGGCTGTCCTAATCACTGTCCGTGTTCCGGGGCGGGGCTTTGGCCTCGCTGCCGGGCGGTGGGTCATCTTTGGACCGTACACCCATGTCGATCAGGCGCTGGCGGAGCCCCGATCTCGGCTGTTCGACCGACCTGGCCGCCGCCGCCCGGTCGGCTCGCCGCCGCTTTGATTCTTCGACTGTTAGTAAGCCAAACCAGCGGGTCCGTATGCGGTCCTCGGTCCGGCCGAATAGGCGGTTGAGGCTGAAGCCGATGCCGAAAAAGACGACCAGAGTACCGATGGCGGCCCCCTCGAAGCCGATCCAGGGGAACCAGCCATAAAAAAGAATTCCTAAGGCGATTACCGGGATCGCCAGCACAAAGCCAAATATCTCGGCGAGTGCATGTGCCAGAAACGATAGTACCGCCTGTCGTGGACCATCCCTTCGGGAAGCTTGCACCGTAGAATCCGGATCATCTGAAAGAGGCAAAAATGACTCTCCAACTCGTCACGCCGCCGGCGGTCGAGCCCGTCACGCTGTCTGACGCGAAAGCGTTTCTGCGGATCGGGACCGGCCATGAAGACGACCTTGTATCGCAATTTATCGCGTCTACACGTATGCGTGTCGAGGCCGAAACGGGCCGGGCACTGATTTCGCGAACGTATCGCGAGACGCTGGATGCCTGGGACGTACCCGGACGCATTACCGATAGCGGGCGACAGTTTCGCCTGCCCCTGCCGCCGCTGATCTCGGTGATTTCGGTCACCACTTTCGCCGCTGATGATGTGGCCAGCGTATGGGATGCGGCGAACTATTTCGCCGATACCGCGTCCGATCCCGGGCGGATTGCTGTCCGGTCCGGTGATTTCCCCCGGCCCGGGCGCGCGGTGGCGGGCATCGAAATCCTGTTCGAGGCGGGCTATGGCGCGAGCGCCGATGATGTGCCGGAGGCCCTGCGCGAGGCCGTGATGCGGCTGACCGCTGATGCCTATCTGAACCGCGACGGCAATGGCGACCGGCCGCTGCCAATGGCTGTGCAGAGCCTGCTCGCGCCTTATCGGCGGGTGCGGCTATGAGCGCGGAGGCGGCGTTTCAGGACGCCTTGCTGGCGCGCCTGGCGGCGGATGCCGGCGTGAAAGCCGCTCTGGGCGATCCGGCGCGGATATTCGATGCCGCACCGGAGGGTGCGGCCTTTCCCTATCTCAGTGTGGGGCGTGGGGTCAGCGAGCCCGCCGGGGCCAGCAATACGCAGCTGATCGCGCACCGGCTGACCCTGCATCTGTGGACGCGGGACACCGGCCGGCGGGAGACCAAGGAGATGCTCGGCGCCATCCGCGCGGTTGTGGATGACGCCTCATTTGTCCTCGCCGGCGGGTTCACGCTGATTTCCTGCCGCATCGTCTATGCCGACGTCTTCCGCTCTGCCGACAACCGCCTGGCGCATGGCGTCTTGCGGGTGCAGGCCATCATTCAAGTCAATTGACGGAGTCTCTAATGACCGCACAACGCGGAAAAGACCTGCTGCTCAAGATCGGCGATGGGGGTTCGCCGCCAGATTTTACCAGCGTGGCGGGCTTGCGCGCCCGGACAATCACGCTGAATGCGCGAACGGTGGACGCCACCACGTCCGACAGTCCCGAGGGCTGGCGCGAGCTGATCGCCGGGGCGGGCGTGAAATCCTGCGCCGTGACCGGGGCGGGCCTGTTTGTCGATGCCGCCGCGGACGAGACGGTGCGGCAGGCCTTCTTCAACCAGACCACGCCGGACTGGCAATTGGTGATCCCGGATTTCGGTGTGATCGAGGGTCCGTTCCAGATTGCCGCCCTGGAATATGCCGGCCGCCATGATGGCGAAGCCACCTATTCCCTGTCGCTGGCCTCGGCCGGCGCGCTGACCTTCACGGCGGCCTAGATGAATCCGGCCCGCGGCGAGGTTTCGCTGACCATTGATGGCGAGGCGCGTACGCTCTGCCTGACGCTGGGCGCGCTGGCGGCCATCGAGGCCGGGCTGCGGTGTTCCGGATTTGCCGAGCTGGGCGCGCGCCTGAAACGCCTGTCCGCAGCCGACCTGATCCTGGTGGTCCAGGCCCTGCTGACCGGCGGGGAGGGCGTGGTGCTGGATCTGTCGACCGCGCGGATTGATCCGGCGGAGGCCGCCCGGGCTGTCGCCGAGAGCTTCGAACGGGCGCTGTGACCACGATCCCGTTTGATGACTGGCTGCGGTTTGCCGTGCTGCGCCTGGCCATTCCGCCTTCGGACTTCTGGCACCTGTCCCTGACGGAATGGCGGGTGCTGACGCAATCGGCCTCAGCCCCGCCCTTGCGGCGGGACGAGTTGTGCGCCCTCCTGAAATCCCATCCGGACAAGACCCATGACATATGACGACGACGAAGCGGAGCGTGTGGCGGAAAATGCTGCGCGGGCGGGTGCCGCATTGGAAGCCCTCGCCAATGGTCCGGCCCGTCGGGCGGCCGATGCGATGAGCGATGCCTTTGACCGTGCCGGGCAGAGCATCGAGACGGCGCTGACGCGGGCTGCGCGGTCGGGAGAGCTGAGCTTTTCCACCATGGTGGATGCGATCCTGCGCGATCTTTCCCGCATTGCCACGGAGCGCTTTGTCACCGCCCCCATTGACGGGCTGGTGGATCAACTGGCCAGCCGTCTGCCCTTCTTTGGCGCGCGGGCCGAGGGCGGTCCGGTTCAGGCGGGCGGGGCCTATCTTGTCGGTGAACGCGGTCCCGAGCTTTTCACGCCTTCCAGCGCCGGCCAGGTCGGCGGTGCGGCGCCGATCCATGTCACCATCAATCTTCAGGGCCGCGCGCCGGCGGAAGCGGTCACGCGTTCGGAAACGCAGATTGCAACGGCCCTGGCGCGCGCGGTCCGCAAGGGAGCCGCCAGACTATGAGCCCTCAAATCCATGACGTGCTGTTTCCGTTTTCCGTGGCACTGGGCGCGCGGGGCGGGCCGGAGCGGCGCACGGACATCGTGACGCTGGGTTCGGGCCGGGAGGAACGCAATACGCCCTGGGCGCATTCGCGGCGGCGCTGGAATGCTGCGCCGGGCATCAGGACATTGGCGGATGTCGCAGCGCTGACGGCGTTTTTCGAGGCGCGCCGGGGCCGGCTTTATGGCTTCCGCTTCCGCGATCCGATGGATCATGCCAGCGGTGAGCCGGTGTCACCTACCGACCAGCCTCTGGGCACGGGCGATGGCGACGCCCGTGTTTTCCAGTTGATCAAACGTTATGCGGATGAGGCTTCCGCCTATGACCGCCTCATCATGCGGCCGGTTTCCGGCAGTGTGCGGGTTGCGGCAGACGGCGTGGAACTGACCGCCGGGATTGATTTCACGGTGGATGTTGAAACCGGCGAAGTCACTTTCGCTGATTCACCGGCGGCCGGGACCGCCCTCACAGCCGGTTTCGAATTCGATGTCCCGGTGCGCTTTGATACCGATCGGCTGGATATCTCGCTGGACGCTTTCGAGGCGGGCGAGATTGCCGATTTGCCAATCTTGGAAATCCGCGCCTGAGCCATGCTGAATATTCCAACGGAATTGCAGGCCCGGCTGGATGCCGGGGCGACGACACTGGCCTGGTGCTGGCGTGTGGAGCGCCGCGACGGACACGTGTTCGGTTTCACCGACCATGATGGTGATCTGGTCTTTGATGGCGTCACCTATCGCGCGGCGACCGGTTTGAGCGGTGCCGATATCGACACCCGTCTGGGCCGCGAAAGCGGGTCTGGCGAAGTCAGTGGCGTGTTTGAGGATTCTGCCCTGACGGAAAGTGATCTCGCGAATGGGGTGTGGAGCGGTGCGCAGGTGCAGATCTACCGCACCGACTGGTCGGATGTCTCCTTGCGCGTCAAGGTCTGGACCGGTGAACTGAGCGAGGTCCGGCATGATGGCGTTTCGTTTCGTGCGGATCTGAACGGTCTGTCGCGGCGGCTGGAGCGCTCTATCGGACGGATATATTCGCGCCATTGCGACGCCAGTTTTGGCGATGCCCGCTGCGGTCTGGATGCCAGCCTGCCGGCCTATCGCGGTACGGGCATGGTGACCGGGCAGGGGCCGGCCGGCTTCGTCGTTTCCGGGCTTTCCGGTTTCGCTGATGGCTGGTTTTCATCCGGCTGGCTCGACTGGACCAGCGGCGCGGCGAGCGGCCAACGCCTGCGGGTGATTTCGCACCATGTCTCCGGAGACCAGGTTCTGATCGGGCTGGAGGGTGATACATCCGCGTCCGGAACAGGCGATGGCTTTGTCATCACTGCCGGGTGCGACAAGCGCCATGCGACCTGCCGGGACAAGTTTGCGAATATTCTCAACTTTCGCGGCTTTGCCTTCCTGCCCGGCAATGACGTGCTGATGGCTTCTCCCGCCTCAGACAAGCGCCGGGACGGCGGATCGCGCGGCCTGTCATGATCCGCAATGCGGTTGTGGCTGAAGCGCGGTGCTGGATCGGCACACCCTATCATCATCAGGCGAGTTGCCGCGGTACCGGGTGTGATTGTCTGGGGCTGGTGCGCGGTGTCTGGCGGGCGCTTTACGGGGCGGAGCCCGAAACACCACCGCCCTATCCGGTCCGGCACCCGGCGGGAGAGGCGCTGATGGTGCCGGCCCTCGGGCGCTGGCTGATCGAAATCCCCCGCGACAAGGCCATGGCCGGGGATGTTCTGGTCTTTTCTTGGCGCCATTCTCAACCGGCGCGCCATTGCGGCATTCAATCGGCCGGACACCACTTCATTCATGCGCACTCGCGGCGCGCTGTTGCCGAGACCCGGCTGACGCCCTGGTGGCGGCGTCATTGCCTGGCTGCCTTCTCGTTTCCGGAAAGTGACTCATCATGGGCCAGCTGATTCTGGGCTCGATCGGTTCTGCCGTGGGCCAGCAGGTTTTGCCGAAGGGATTGTCTGCCTTCGGGCTGCACCTGTCCGGACAGGCCCTTGGCGGGTTTGTCGGCGCACAGGCGGGCGGATGGCTCGACCAGGCGCTGTTCGGGCGGGACCGCGTGTCCGGTCCGCGGCTGGATGCCTTGCCCGTGCAAGCATCGACGGAAGGTGCCCCCATTCCTCTCGTTTTCGGCCGCAGCCGGATTGCCGGGCAGGTCATCTGGGCCTCGCGGTTTTCCGAGCACCGGAGCTCCGAAGGCGGCGGCAAGGGCGGACCGCGCATCAACCGGTTCAGCTATTCGGTGAGTTTTGCGGTCGGCCTGTGTGAAGGGGTAATCGACGGCATCGGCAATATCTGGGCGAATGGAGAGCTACTTGATCAGAGTGAGCTGGGATTTCGCCTCTACAGGGGCGATGAAATCCAAACGCCGGATCCGCTGATCGTGGCCATAGAAGGCACAGAAAATGCGCCGGCCTGGCGCGGGCTGGCCTATATTGTCTTCGAAGACCTGCCGCTCGAGGCTTTCGGCAATCGTATTCCCAACCTGTCTTTTGAAGTGTTCCGCTCCCCGCAAGCCCAGACTGGCGCGGCGCGGCTGGAGACCCGGATCGAGGGCGTCGATCTCATCCCGGCTTCGGGCGAATTTGCCTATGCAACATCATCTGTGCTGCGGGATGACGGGCCGGGCCGGCAAAGCTGGCTGAACATCAATAATGCGCGTGGCAAGCCGGATTTCCTTGCTGCCATTGACGATCTTGAAGCCCGTCTTCCGAATTGCCGGTCCGTGCTGATCGTGTCGGCCTGGTTCGGCACGGATTTGCGCTGCGGTGACTGCACCATCCGGCCCGGCGTTGAAACGCGTGAAACCATCACCCGGCCCTATAGCTGGTCGGTGGCCGGCGAAAACCGCAGTTCGGCCTATCTGATTTCCCGCATCGATGGACGCCCTGTCTATGGCGGCAGCCCGGCGGATGCCTCACTGATAGAGGCCATTACCGAATTGAAGGCGCGCGGATTTTCGGTCTCCCTTTACCCCTTTATCCTGATGGACATTGCGCCCGGCAATGGACTTGCCGATCCTTATGGCGGTGCAGTGCAGGCGGCGTTTCCATGGCGCGGGCGGATCACCTGCCACCCGGCCATCGGTGAAACGGCCAGTGTTGACGGGACGGGCGCAGCGCGCGATCAGGTCGAGGCCTTCTTCGGCACCGCCGCTGCGGCGGATTTCGCCGTCAGTGGTCAGACCGTCTCCTACACGGGACCTGCGGAATGGGGATTTAGGCGTTTCATCCTGCATCATGCGGCGCTGGCTGCTGCTGCCGGCGGTGTTGACGGCTTTCTGATCGGTTCGGAAATGCGCGGCCTGACCACGATCCGGGGCGAGAGCAACAGCTTTCCGGCGGTAGAGCAGTTGACGCATCTGGCCACCGAGGCGCGACAATTGCTCGGAGCGGGCACGCGTCTTTCCTATGCGGCGGACTGGTCGGAATATTCCGGCTATCAGCCCGCCGACGGGTCCGGCGATGTCTTCTTCCACCTGGATTCCTTGTGGAGCGCGCCGGAGATCGATGCCGTTGCGATTGACTGGTATGCGCCCCTGTCCGACTGGCGCGACGGCGACACGCATCTCGACCAGGCGGCGGCGCCTTCCATTCATGACCCGGACTATCTGGCCGGTAATGTCGAAGGCGGAGAGGGGTATGACTGGTTTTATGCCAGCGCCGCGGACCGCGATGCGCAGACCCGTACGCCGATCACCGACGAGGCTTATGCAAAGCCCTGGGTCTTCCGTTACAAGGATATCCGCAACTGGTGGGCCAATACCCATCATGACCGCCCGGGCGGCGGTGAATCCGCAGCGCCAACGGGCTGGGTGCCGGAATCCAAACCGGTCTGGTTTACCGAGCTGGGTTGCCCGGCGATCGACAAGGGTGCCAATCAGCCCAATGTCTTTGTGGATCCGAAAAGTTCGGAATCCTTTCAGCCCCATTTTTCCAGCGGGGCGCGCGATGATCTGATCCAGCGGCGCTATATCGAAGCGCTGATTGAATACTGGTCGGCGGATGGCGGCCATAATCCGGTGTCGTCCGTTTATGGCGGCCCGATGATTGCCCCGGACCTCATCCATGTCTGGACCTGGGATGCGCGGCCTTTTCCCGATTTTCCGGCGCGTGGCGATATCTGGTCGGATGGTGCGAACTGGCGGCTGGGGCATTGGCTGAACGGCCGGGCCGGGCTGGCGCCGCTGTCCCTGATCGTTGAGGAGCTGACACGCCGGTGCGGTCTAGATGCCGATTCCGGCGCTCTGGACGGGCTGGTTTCCGGTTTCGTGATCGACCGGCCGATGGCCGTGCGGGAAGCCTTGCAGCCGCTGATGACCGCCTTCGGCTTTACCCTGGCGGACCGGGCGGAGGGACCCGCTTTCATTCGCTTCGGGCCGGCGTCCGATGCGGTTCTGGAAAACGACTCGCTGTCATTGCCGCCCTCAGGCCGGGCCGTGGAGATGAGCCTCGTGCAAAACGGCGAACTGCCGCGCGATGTCCGTCTGCGTTATCAGCGCGATACGCCGGACTATCGCCCGTCCAGCGTCTATGCGCGGACAGAGACCGATGATCTGGAAGCGGTCGCCGATCTTAGCCTGCCCTTGCTGGCGGATGAAAGCACGGCTGAGGGCTGGGCGCGAGATATTCTCGGCGAAGCACAGGCCGGAGCGGTGCAGTGGCAATTTTCCCTGCCGCCTTCGCGGATCGCGCTGGAGGCGGGCGATGCGGTCACCATGGATGGCCGGGATATCACGCTGGATGCTGTGACCGGCCTTGGCGAAAGACAGGTTGAAGCGTCCCGTCATGTGGCACGGACACCGGGATTGGCAGGGGCGCTGCCCGGGCAAGCGGCGGATCTGGTTCAGCCGCCCCCGCAGCCGGTCCTCAATCTGATCGACCTTGCGCCGTTGCCGGGAGAACGGGTGGCGCGCGGGGGATTGCTCGCCGCGGCCTATTCGGCCCCCTGGCCGGGGCAGGTTCAGATCTGGAGCGCGGCAGACAATGTCTGGCAAGAGCGGCACGTGCTCGACACCCCGGCGATTTGCGGCACCGTCATTTCCGCGCCGGATGATCTGCCTGAGGGGCGCTGGATAGAACAACAGCCCCTGATGGTTGAGCTTTCAGGCGGCCAGCTGGTGTCAGACAGCGCATCGGCGGTCCTGGCGGGCGGGAACCGGCTCGCGATTCAGGGGACTGATGGCTGGTTCACGCTGCAATTCCGTGATGCAGAACTGACCGGTGACCGTCGCTATCGGCTGACCGGATTGCTGGCCGATAGCGCAACCGGTTTCTCCGGATTGCAAGCCGGTGCGCCCTTTGTGCTCGCCGATCGCGCAGTAGAGACGTTGGCGCTGCAGCCCCATGAGCGCGATCTGGACCTGACCTTCATGGCTTTGCCCGCCGGCGTGATGCCGGATGACAGCCTGCATGAAAGCCTTGTGGCCACCTATCGCGGACGGGATGTCCAACCCCTGCCACCCGCCCATCTGAAGGCGCGGCGCATTGCGGAGGGTTTCCGCCTGACCTGGATCCGGCGGGCCCGGTTTGGCGCGGATGACTGGGTCTCTGCCGAAGTCCCGCTGGGTGAGGACAGCGAGCGCTATCAGGTAGAGATTCAGACGAATGGCAGTGTGCATCATTTGGAAGCGGTCGAAGCGGCAGCGCTCGATATATCCATCGCAGACCTGGAAAGCTGGATCGGGTCTCCCTTGCCCGCCTTCGAGGTGGACGTCCGGCAGGTCTCCGCCCGGTACGGACCCGGAGCGGCGTCACGCCTGACAATTACACCATAGCCAGCTTGCCAATCCGCGCGCTTTCCGGCAGCTGTGAGGTTGATGAGCGATCCCTATAAAATTCTGGGCGTGTCCCGGTCCGCTTCAACTGAAGAAATCCGGTCGGCCTACCGCAAGCTGGCCAAGCAATTACACCCGGATGCGAATCCGGGGGATGCGGCCGCCGAGGACCGCTTCAAGAAGGTCAGCACCGCCTTCCGCCTGCTGTCGGATGCAAAGAGGCGTGCGCAATATGATCGCGGCGAAATTGATGCCAATGGCGAGGAGGTTGCGCCGCATCACCATTTCCGCTCTGCGCGCCGCGGCCGCCAAAGCGGCGAATTTACCGACATCTTTTCCGATCTTTTCAGCGATTTCGGCGCGGCGTCGCCGCGTGCGCAACGGGGCGGCGATCTGTCTGCCGCGCTTGAAATCGACTTCGTGACGGCGGCCCAGGGCGGCAATCAGCGCATTCATCTTCCCGATGGCCGCAAGGTAGATGTCAAAATCCCGGCCGGTGTCGAGGATGGCAAGGTGCTGCGGCTTGGCGGGCAGGGCCAGAAAGGCCAGCAGGGCGGTCCTTCGGGCGATCTTCTGATCACCCTGTCGATCAGGCCGCACCGCTGGTTGAGCCGAGACGGGGACATGATCCGCCTGGATCTGCCGGTCACCGTGCAGGAGGCCTCGCTGGGCGCCAAGGTGCGCGTCCCCACATTGCAGGGTGCGGTCGATGTGAAAATCCCCCCGAATTCGACATCCGGCACGCTGCTGCGACTCAAGGGGCGCGGGATCGCGCGGAAAGGAAAACCGGCGGGAGACCAGATTGTGCGGCTTATGGTCGATGTGCCGGACGATGCAGCTCTGCGGGAATTTCTGTCCGGCTGGACACCCCCGGCGGGATACAACCCTCGCAAAAATGTCAAAATCTGA